ACTGGTGTGTTCTTCTTTTCAATTAGGCGGTCGGTGACACCGCGCATCATCAGTACGGGCTTGAAGTCGGGCATACGCTCGGTCGGCAACTCCTTATGCTGACGCAATGCGGGCGGTAAACCACGGGCGTCAACACCGCTGAGCATGGCGCTTTCCTGTAATAGCTTTAGCACATCGAGTTCAACAGGGCGGGCCGCTTCAATATCTTCGGGCTTGGGCAGTGAGCTAACTATGCGTTCCTGCTCGGGCAGAAGGCCAGTAAAGAATCCGCCCGCCTTGCCCTCTTTGACTGAAATAGCAAAGCGACGAGCGACAGTTGCCGTGTTCTCTGAGTAATGGTATGGGTTGACGCAATGCGGTGTTTTGCACCACTTCACAAGCCGACGCGATGCGGGGATGTATCGGCAGGTGATGAACAAGATACGCGAGACCGAATTGGTCAGCATGGCCTTGGTCAGGGGTGCGTAGGGAGAAAGAACCGGTGACTGATTTGTGCTGGCAGATTCGTTGACAGGCCACACCATGCACATGTCTTTCGTAAGTGTATTATTTATCAAATCGTCTGCTGTTTTGTATTTTGCTGTACGTGCCATGTTTGGCTCCTTTGGATAATGTAATTAATAACGAATAACACTACGGGCGAAATTCGGATAAAAACGTCGCCCGCAGTATAGCATTATAGGGGCTGATCTTATCTTATTCAAGGGGTGTTTTACCTATTTATGTGGCTTGCGGGCTCATTAAACAATAAATAAACAGTCTCTTCCGGTAAATTGGAGTATTGTATACGAGAGGTAAGTTTTTTCGGTTTAGCCTCGCCCACTAAGAAAGAAAGAAAAAAGGTTTTGCTTTATAATTTCCTCGGGTTTCCCTGAGGGGTTTATTTATTTATTATTTTAAAGATAGATAGACAAGTAAAAACAAGGACTTACGAACGTCGGTGGTGCAGAATAAGATAAGTTCAAGTGCGTAAAGATAACACTCCGAGGATAACCTTATCAAACTCCTAAACCGTTGCTCAAACACAACTAATAAGAGCGAATAGATCATAGAATAAGTCACCAGGGTATGTGCGTGCGAACTAGACCGTTGCTACACTTGCCGACGAGTCGACCCGACCAGCGGGCGGAAAAATCGACAAAATGTCGAAACCTCCACCGTTGCTAACGGAACTGGCATCGCAGATGCGACGCGAACGACGCGTTTTGGGCGAAAAAAAAACGCCCGCCATGCACGAAGCACAGCGGGCGGAGTTTTACTCTACTTGCCAATCACGCAACCAATCGTCGCGCACATCATCCCATAACGGGTGAAGCGGGTTCACGGGAGCCAACAACCGAATGTCATTGTCCAATAACTCAGCCGTGTCATACATACATACACGAGTTTCAATTTCCATGGTTATTCACCAACGAAATAAAAGCCAAGCGATGACACAGTCGAAAGCATGGCAACCCAAAAGAAAGTCAGCGACTCATCGCCAAGCGCAAGCACCGACACAATGAAAGCCACAAAGCAAATCAATGCCTTGAAAGCAAAGAACTTATAAAACTTATCCATGATATCTCCCAATAAAGGTTAAAAGCGGACAAACCGACACAATGTCGATCTGTCCGTGGTGGATTACTCCATTGCAAGCAAGCCAGAGGTCAACGAATCGATGTCATTGTCTTTGACCAATTCTTTGACACGGGCATTGATCTTGTCGACAATTACCTTGATCTCGGCTTTGCGCTCAGCAATGCCGTCAGCATCACGCCGAGTAATCTCGGCATTGATTTTCTTGACTTCGTTCACAGACTTGTTGTCGCCTTTGCGCAACAGTTCAGTCTTTTTATTCAAGAGTCCTTCGTCATCTAACGCCTCAAGACGCTTGATCTCAGCCGCACGAGCATCGGCTTTGCGCTTTGCGTCAGGTGACTCAGCGACAGGTTTCTTGTATGCGACCTTGACGCCTTGCTCATTCTCGACAGTGAAGTTGGCACTGATACGACCAATCTGACGTTCGAACTGTTTTTGTGATGCTTCAGCAGTCCGACCGGCATCAACAGCGCCCGTGATGATAACCTCACGCATTTTCATAAAGACCGCATAAGATGCACCCTTGATGAAATCGAACAGGTTAGCATCGAGGGTATCGAGGCGGGCTTTGCCCTGTTCCATGGCTTGCTCGGCTTTGGTGGATTGAAAACCAATGTCGAACAAAGTGTTTGTGTCAGCGTCAGAAATGACAACGGGCACAGCGATAGCAGAAGTAGCAACAGACATGATGTATTCCTTATAAAAGAAGTTGGCAATATTGCCGTGGACACATCGACAGAATGTCGATCTGTCCGCACTGCCCGCTGTTCTAATTGGCAGGCAGTGTTATCGGTGGACATCAACCAACCGATGATCTAATATAAGGGATGGGTCAGATAAAGGGTGAAACTCCACACGGACAATCTATTCTTTGTGATGGACAAATCCCTCAAAAAAAAATCGACTTGTCTCCGGCTAGATCATTGGCAGTTCAAAAAAAATCTTCTCCGGCTAGACCCTAGGCTGTTCGTAGGACCAGGAGGAGAACACCACCATGGTGGGTAGGGGCAGTATTGGTAGTAGGTACCATCACGCATACATACACAGTGTTCCGCGCACTGGGAGAGCAAAATTTAAAAACACCCCCCGGGTGTTAATTCGGGTCCCCCTAAATACCCACCCCCATATATTTTTTAAACCCCCCTTGCATAATTTGGTTCCATGCATGTAGAATCCAAACACCTTTTGGAGTGCACCCCTTTCCTCCATGATAAAACTTGATATTGATAAAACGGTTCCGTACCCTAAAAGTACCGAATCAGACAAAGCAGCGACCTTGCGTGAAGACATGCAACTGGCCGCCAACACAGCCGCCGTCTTAAAAGGACTGGGCGCTGATATTGAAGACTCCCCGATTGCACAAGAAGAAGCTGACGAGGTATTTGCTCAGTTCTCGGAAATTGCAAAGAAACAGTTTGAAGACGCAATGTCTGACAAACCCAAACGGGGCAGGCCACGCACGCGGCCCGACACTCCAGCGCTACTGGAGAAGGTGCCAGTCGCCCAGCGCATTAGTACAATGTTGCGCGAATACAACAACCCACTCGTTGCCGACGCAGCAGAGCTGCGTTTAGTTGTAACCAACAAGCTACTCGACTTAGCCGGATGCGGCGACCCCCGCATCGAAATAAAAGCAACGGAGATGCTGGGCAAGATCAGCGATGTGGGCCTGTTCACCGAGAAAACAGAAATCACCGTGACGTACAACAACATCTCAGATATTGATGAGGCCATCAAAGACAAGATTCGTAAGATGATGAAGCTGAACGCGATTGATGTGCCGTCTGTGGACTTGGACATGCGTAAAGAATTTGAAGACCCCGAGGTGATTGAGGACGTAACGCCTAAAGAGCCGCCCGAGGAGGAAGAGAATGTCTGACGATGTGGACGAGTTGGAGAAACTAGACCCAGAGACCAAGGCGCTGCTGGCTAATCTTCACCTGTTAACAAAGAATCAGAAAGATGCCATTCTTGCAGACCTCTCCCACAAAGAGATCATGCTAGAGAAGCAGTTAGCCAAAGATACTTTCTTGGGGTTTGTGCATAAGTGCTGGCCAACCTTTATTTCGGGCAGGCATCACAAGATTATGGCCAAGGCGTTTGAGCGAGTGGCTAACGGGCAGTGCAAAAGACTGATTATCAACATGCCGCCACGTCACACGAAGTCGGAATTTGCGTCTTACCTGCTTCCAGCGTGGTTTTTAGGTAAATACCCTAGCAAAAAGATCATTCAGAGCTCAAATACAGGCGAATTAGCGGTTGGATTTGGCCGAAAAGTGCGAAATTTAGTCGATTCCGACGTTTATAAGGCGATTTTTCCCGATTTTGAGCTCCAACAGGACTCAAAAGCCGCTGGAAGGTGGAATACCAACAAAGGCGGCGACTATTTTGCGATTGGTGTGGGCGGTACGGTGACCGGTAAAGGTGCTGATATCCTGATTATTGACGACCCGCACTCCGAGCAAGAGGCAGCAATGGCCGCAAGTAACCCAGATGTGTACGATAAAGTAACCGAGTGGTATACGTCTGGTCCGCGCCAACGTCTACAGCCGGGCGGGTCAATCGTAGTCGTGATGACTCGTTGGGCACAGCGGGATTTAACAGGCCAAGTACTTAAAGCTGCTGCTGCCCGTGGTGGAGAGCAGTGGGAAGTCATTGAGTTTCCCGCCATCATGCCCTCGGGTAAACCCTTATGGCCAGAGTTTTGGTCTTTGGAGGAGTTGGAAGCCCTGCGGCAAGAATTGCCTAATAGTAAGTGGCAAGCGCAGTACCAACAGAACCCCGTGGGTAATGAGAGTGCGATCATTAAACGGGACTGGTGGAAATGGTGGGAACTCGAAAGACCACCGGCATGTGACTACATTTTGCAGTCATGGGACACAGCGTTTGAAAAGTCCAATCGTGCTGACTATTCAGTGGGCATGACGTGGGGGGTTTTCTACAACGACGAAGACCACAGCTTGCCAAACATCATTTTGCTCAATGTGTACAGGAAACGCGTAGAGTGGGTGCAGCTCAAGAAGGACGTATTTGAAGAGTACAACGAGTGGGAGCCGGACGGTGTAATCATTGAGAAGAAAGCCACCGGCGCACCACTTATCTATGAGTTAAGGGCGATGGGTATTCCAGTTCAGGAATACACGCCGAGTAGGGGTCAAGACAAAATTGCCCGTTTGAACTCGGTCTCGGACATAATTGCGTCAGGGAAAGTATGGGTTCCCCGTACCTCTTGGGCGGAAGAGGCAGTTGATGAGATTGCCGCATTTCCGTCTGGCGAGCACGACGACTTGGTGGACGCGACCACTCTTGCACTGATGCGGTTCAGGCAGGGGGGTTTCCTTCGCTTGCCTTCCGACGAACCGGAAGAACAAAAGTTTTTTAAACGCCGTAATGCGGTGTTCTATTGAGGATGATCTATGGCTACTAATATTGATAAAGCTCTGTATTCTTTGATCCCCGGAATGGATGATCAAAGTATGGTTCCAGAAGACGCAATTGAGATTGAGGTCGAGGACCCAGAATCTATGAGTATTAGCATGGGCGGTATAGAAATTGACCTATCGCCTGAAAGCAAAAAAGCAAGTGAAAAGTTTGATGCCAACCTTGCAGAAGATATGGACGAGGGTGAGCTGGGTAAGCTTGCGTCTGAGCTGATGGGATTAGTGGATGCGGATATTGCCAGTCGCAAAGATTGGACAGATGCGTACGTTAAAGGTCTTGAAGTTTTGGGGATGAAATATGAAGAGAGAACTGAGCCGTGGAACGGCGCTTGTGGAGTGTTTTCTACTGTACTCACGGAAGCGGCAATTAGGTTTCAGAGTGAGACTATCACGGAAACGTTCCCAGCTGCGGGGCCTGTTAAAACAGAAATTATTGGGGCCATTGATCGTCTTAAAGAGGAGGCTGCGGAGCGCGTAAAAGATGATATGAATTACCGCTTGACTGAGGAGATGCCTGAGTATCGTCCCGAGCATGAGCGCATGTTGTTTAACCTAGGTCTCGCGGGCGCGGCCTTCAAGAAAGTTTATTACGATCCGGGCCTTAAAAGGCAGACCGCGATCTTCTTGCCCGCTGAAGATGTGATCATCCCTTATGGGTCGTCGGGCGCACGTACCGCTGAGCGCGTCACACACTTAATGCGTAAGACAAAAAACGACATTAAGAAGCTGCAAGTTGCAGGTTTCTACCGTGATGTTGACATGGGTGATCCGGTTAGCATTTATAACGATGTTGAGAAGAAAAAAGCCGAAGAGCAGGGCTACTCTATAACAGATGATGACCGCTATCAATTAGCGGAAATTCAAGTAGATTATGTGATGCCGGGTGATGAGACCGAAGACGAGATCGCAGTTCCTTACATTATTACCATTGATCGCGGAACAGACGAAGTTCTTGCCATTTACAGAAACTGGAATGAAGATGACTCAACATATGCGAAGCGTCAGCACTTGGTTCAGTACGACTATATCCCGGGCTTTGGTGCTTATGGTATGGGTCTTATCCATATCATCGGCGGCTATGCTCGCGCTGGCACTTCTCTTATTAGGCAACTCGTTGACGCGGGTACTCTAGCTAATCTGCCGGGTGGCTTGAAGTCTCGGGGTCTGCGTGTTAAGGGTGACGATACACCGATTGCACCGGGCGAGTTCCGCGACGTAGATATCCCAAGCGGGTCTATCAAAGACAACATCATGACGCTCCCGTACAAGGAGCCGTCGCAGGTGTTGCTGGCGCTATTGAATCAGATTACTGAAGAAGGTAGACGACTGGGCTCTATTGCTGACATGAAGATGTCGGACATGAGTGCGCAGGCTCCCGTGGGTACAACACTTGCGCTGCTTGAAAGACAACTCAAGATCATGGGTGCAGTCCAAGCCCGCGTGCACAACTCGATGAAAGAGGAGTTTAAACTTCTTAAGAGCATCATCAGAGACAACATGCCAGAGGATTATGATTACGAGCCCGTTGGTGGAGATCGCACAGCCAAGCGCGAAGACTACGACATCGTTGAAGTGATTCCGGTCAGTGATCCCAACAGTTCAACAATGGCTCAGCGCATCATGCAGTATCAGGCTGTGATGCAGCTTGCGCAGCAGGCTCCGCAGATTTACAACTTGCCTGTTTTACATAGACAGATGATTGAGGTGCTGGGTGTAAAGAACGCCGATAAGCTTGTGCCGGTTGATGATGATCAGAAGCCCAGAGACCCGATCAGCGAGAACATGGCGTTTCTCAATGGTGAGCCAACAAAAGCGTTTATCTACCAAGATCACGATGCGCACATTGCGGTGCACTCGACGTTCATGCAGGACCCCATGATTGCACAGCAGATGGGACAGAACCCCATGGCGCAGCAGATGATGGGCGCGATTCAAGCGCATATTGCAGAGCACTTAGCGTTCCTGTATCGCAAGAAAATTGAAGAGCAGTTAGGTGTAGCACTGCCCGCTCCGAACGAGGAGTTACCTGAAGAGACCGAGGTGCAGTTGTCTCAACTTGTTGCGCAAGCGTCCGCTCAGCTCTTGCAGCAGAACATGTCTATGGCTCAGCAGCAGAAAGCCCAACAGTTGCAGCAAGACCCGCTGATTCAGATGCAGCAAGCGGAGCTCCAGATCAAGGCGCAAGATGCTCAGACTCGTGCGCAGAAAACTCAGGCCGATATTCAGTTAGCGCAAGAAAAACTCAAACTGGATGCACAGCGCATGCAGATTGATATGCAGAAGGAACAACAGCGTGTAGCCTCGCAAGAACGTCAGAGCACGGAACGAGTATCTGCACAAGATCGTCAGGTTGCGCATAAGCTCAAGGTTGACCTCGTCAAGACTATGAACAAACCAACATCTACATCGAAAGGCCCGCCAAGGTAAATGATCACTATATTTAGCCCTGAGGAGTGCGCTTCGCTTACCGCAGCGTTTGATGCTGTAGAAGATAAGAACGAAGAGAAAGAAGTTTTTTACAAGAATAGCAAGGGAGTTTATAACTTACCTGCTTCGTTGGCGTACGTTGATCGCATAACCAAACGGATTCAACAGCGTTACCCCGGCGCTAAATTTGATAGTACCTACGCACGCGTGTACACGCGGGGCAGTTACCTTGGCATTCATACAGATCGTCGGGGTTTAGACGTTACGTTAAGTGTATGTCTTGAAGATAGAAACAATCTTGAGTGGCCGCTGTTTATTAGTACAAGCACGATAGATGGTGAGGAGTGGGATCATCACGCAGACCATACGCGGTTTAAGAAAGAGTTTCTTGGCGTAGTGTGCCCGCCGGGGCAGGGGGCAATGATGGAGGGGCGCAAACACCCTCATTGGCGGGATGAGCTGCTCTGCGGAGAAGCGCAAAGAGCAGTGTATGTGTTCTATCACTGGAGCTTAACATGACAGAAGCAGATGTACTAAAGAAACAGAACGACGAGTTTCGCCAGCAGGCGATTAACAAACTGATATCCGGGGCAGTTAAAGACTATCCTGAATACAGAGAATTGGTTGGTGTTATTAGGGGTCTTGACCATGCCAATTACAACCTTCAAGACCTCAAACAACGTATGGAAAGATTAAATGATGAGTGAAATCCTAGTAAGCCAAGACGGTGCCACAGCCACTGTACTTCCCGCGACGGCTGAAGAGAAAGCAAAACAGGTTCCTGATCCTGTTACTTTTCACATTCTTTGTATGCTCCCTAAAGCAGCAGAAGAATTTACCGAAACCGGTATTCTTAAGTCAGCAACTGCCATGTATCACGAGGAGCTCCTCTCCCCTGTGTTATTCGTTGCAAAGCTTGGACCCGACTCGTTTAAAGATGAAAAGCGTTTTCCTTCTGGACCTTCATGCCAAGTTGGGGATTTCATTATCACCCGCCCAAATACTGGTACCCGTATGAAAATACACGGTACAGAATGGCGTTTGATTAGTGACGACTCGATTGAAGCTGTTGTGCAAGACCCTCGCGGTATTCAACGTCCATAAGGAGAAATCATGGCCACATTTGAAAAAACTGAGTTTACATTCCCAGATGAGAAGGAAGAGGCTGAGAAAAATGCAAATCAGCTTCTAAAAGACGACGATATCGAGATTGAAATTGTCGACAACACGCCTCCGTCAGACCGCAATCGCGCTCCCTTGGATACTCCTCCCGAAGAGGTTACAGACGAGGAACTTGATAAATACACTGATGTCAAGCTCAAAGAACGTCTAGCCAAACTGGGTAAGGGGTATCACGACGAACGCCGCGCCAAAGAAGCCGCCTTCCGGGAAAAGGAAGAGGCTATCCGCATGACGCAGTCGGTTGTTGAGGAGAACAAGAAGCTAAAAGGTTCGCTAAACACAAACCAAGAAGTTCTCTTAGAACAGGCTAAAAAAGTTGTAGCCAATGACCTCGACAAAGCCAAAATCAAATACAAGGCGGCGTATGAGTCAGGAGACTCCGAGGCCATGGTTGAGGCGCAGGAAGAGCTAACCGTAGCCCGGATGAAAGTCGAGCGCGTAAATAGTTTTAAGCCTACCCCTTTACAAGAGGAAAAAAATGAGGTACAAAACACACAATTCACGCAAGCACCCCCTGTGGACCGCAAAGCCGAGGCTTGGAAAGATTCCAATCCGTGGTTTGGCAAAGATAGGGAAATGACCGGTTATGCGTTTGCGTTGCATGAAAAACTGGTCGTAGAGGATGGCATTGATCCTAGTTCGGATGAGTATTACCGGAAACTCAACGGACGGATTCGCCAAGTGTTTCCAGAGAAGTTTAACTCTGGGGATTCCGCTGATGCACAAACATCTCAGCGCTCAAGTAAATCAAACGTAGTTGCACCTGCGACGAGAAGTACTGCACCACGAAAAATCGTACTTTCACCGGACCAAGTGCGCATGGCAAATAGGCTTGGAGTCCCACTAAAACTCTATGCCGAGAAAGTTGCTGAACAAGAGAGGAATAAAAATGGCTGAACAAAATCGAATGAACCGCGCTTTAGAGACTCGTGAAAAAGAAGCAAGACCCGTTGCAAAGTGGGCTCCTGCCGAATTACTCCCGCACGTTGATGAAGAACCCGGTTATGCAATGAGATGGATTCGCACCAGTATGGGTGGTGTAGGTGACGCCAAAAATATTTCTGCAAAACTCCGTGAAGGATGGGAGCCCGTAAAGGCTTCACAACACCCTGAAGCGCAAACTTATATCGATCCTAATTCTCGATTTAAAGATGCGATTGAAATCGGTGGACTTATTCTTTGCAAAACACCGGCTGAGTTTATTGACCAACGCGCTGCGTACTACCGTAATTTGGCTGAATCGCAGATGCAATCAGTAGACAACAGCTTCATGCGCGAAAACGACGCCCGGATGCCCCTGTTTAGCGATAAACGCACGACAGTGACTAAAGGTGCCGGTTTCGGTTCTGGATCTTAATTTTTAGGAGTCTTAAATGGCACTAACAGCAGCACCCTATGGGCTACGTCCCATCAATCGTATCGACGGCATGCCCTATGCTGGCGCTACGAGTCAGTTCTTGATTAACCCAGCAGGACTTTCTAGCAACTTGTTTTATGGTCAAGTTGTTATTATTAATTCAGCAGGTTATATCGCTTTGTCTGTCGCCGATGGCTCAGACAT